TCTCTGATTCTACCGCTACGACACGCTTTTCTACGCCATCAATCGTGTTCTTGATATCTTCTACAGCCTTTGAAAGTGCTGTATGTTGTTCTGCCAATTCTGAAATACGACCATCGACGCTCTTGCTAAATGTTTCAACTGTCTCTTTGATAGCTGATACCTGTTGAGCGTTAGCTTCGGAAGCCTTGTTCAGTGTTTCTGAGAAAAAGCCTTTTAGATCGCCAAGCATCTTTGCAAAATCAGGTTCATCAACCATAACTTCTGATACGTCGGCTGCTTTTTCCAGAGTTTCGGCAGAAGCGTCTTCAGCAGGTGCTGCTTCTTCGGCAGGAGCTGCTTCTTCAACAGCTGCTACCTCAGCAGGTGCTGTCTCTTCAACTGCAGGAGTTTCTTCAACTACTGCGTTTTCTGTATTTTCTGACACTTCATTACCTCCTTCTGCGTTTGCCTGTTTTGCAATTTTGTTTGTATCAGGCAACGTTAATCTTGACTTGTGTAAATCAAGAATTCTATTTATTTCCTTTGCTTTGTTTACATCATTTGATTCTACCCAACCAATTAAAGCTGCTGGCTTTCCAGAAACTGGTGATGTATATTCTGCATCTGTTGACATAAATACAGAATCACTATCTTCACAATAAAAAATGTTTTCTACTTTTGTCTCTGCTGCAATTCCTTTGAACATTAACTGCCCGTTCATTTTCTGAATAGACAAAATGTTGCAAAGTTCATTTGCTGGAGAATCAACTACTGATAGCTCCATTAGAGAATAATCTTTGATAAATCTTACTGGCTTACCTGTTGCTTTGTTTACTTCATTTTCTGAATCAATAATCTTTCCGCCGATTGAAAATCCTTGTAGGGTTCCGTCCAAAATCTTTTCCCATGTATCTTGTGCGCCTTTAGAAATGTATGCGTCTACATAAACTCCGTTAAAAAATTCGCCAGTCTTTGCATCAAAATACGTTTCTGGTTTGAATGAAACCATTTTGCCAACAGCATTGCTTCCGTGCATTTCACGAATGTTTCCACGGAAAGATTCAAATGCTTTTAGTGATGCCTCTGCTGTTACAACATCTCCTGTTTGATCAAGATTGTCTAGTGTGGCAAAACCAGAAACTGTGCGCTTCTCACGATTGACTTTCGTGAACGGCACGGATAGGCTGATGTTGTCGCCATTAGATGACCATAGAGATTTCTCAATATTCATATGCTTAATTTTATAACGTTATTATATATAAGGCAAATAATCAGTTGAGCAGTATTACTCGACTTGTCTGCCTTCGCCTTGAGGATTTCTAGATTCCCCCGAAATATCGGGTGAATTATTTTCCCTCTCTTGAGTTCTATTTCTGGTATTTCCAGCCTGGGCTCTTATTTCCGCCTGCTGTTGTGGTTTTAATTGGACTACTTCGTCTCCGCCGTCCCTTGGAACCATACCCTTTCTAATTCTAATTTCATTAGGGGTAATTACCTGCATCCTTAAATATCTCTCATCGATCTTAGATTGGGTATCCTCATCTGTAAGGCTTAATTCATTAAATTTAATTTGCAGGGCATCAGTCATTTCCTCAATTAGTTTATTTAATTTCTTTTCTAGAATTTCTTGAACTGGCTTGCATACCTGCTCTTTAAATGTTTTATCTGCATCACGAGCATTTGCCAATGAAATTCCTTGAGGACTTCCAATTTTAGAAATAGGAACACGGTGAGCCATTAATATTTCGTCTCTATTAGATTGACGATATACATTAAATGAGGACTCTTGGGTTCCCGCCTCAATTGGTTCCATCTTAAATTCAGTTTTTGAATCTGGGGAATCTGGTGGAAGTGGGATATATAGTGAGCGGTGATTTCTTCCTTTAAGACCGACCTGGAAAAATTCCAGAAGTTTTCTCTCGGACTCTGGGGATAGCTTAGCGCCTTTTACTGTGATGATATATCTTGGGACCGCCTTATTTTCAAAGTAATCTAAGTTATACTTTCCAGCAAATTCATTTCCTGCCATAGCATTTGCTGCTGCGACAATGTCTGGGATTCCGTAATAGTTATTGCGTGGAGTATACTTCTTGAAATGAATAATCTCATTAGGTCTATCGCTGCCGTCCGAAATTGGATTTGGGGTTTCCTGGTCTCCGAAGTTTCTAAAGTACACAGCCTTGCCATATAGCAATTGAATAAAGCCATCTCTTAGGCGGCGTACACGCATTGTCTTTGAAGGGATATGTCCAATATATCCTACCTTGCCAGATGTAGTTCTTGAAATTTCTAAATAGCCATTTCCTGTTGCTTCAACATCTGTGTAGAATTTAATCAAGGTCTCTTTGAATGTTTCTTCTTCATTGCAAGCTTCTAGCCACTCATGTAGATCTTGACGAAGTCTATCAAGCTTACGACGTGCTCTTTCTAATTGTGCATCGTTATCAATCTCATCAATAGCATCTACTGTTTTGCGAGTCTCAATAAAGTCAAAGCCAAGTCCAACTACGTTTGATACTTTAGCATTAATTGCTGCATAGTTGTATGGGGATATTTCATAAATCTGAGATAGGTATTCAAGATTATACGGCGGTTCAATAAGATCAAACATGGCATAGCCAGTAATAGCTTGTGCTAATAGATTCTGTTGTGTCTCTGTTCCTTCAATGCCCACAAATCTCTTTTGAATATTCCTGCTAAGCTTGCGGCGGAATGAAGAACCCAATCCAGATATTTTCTGTAACTCTTCGCCAGAGGCCATAAACACATCATTTGTTTTTGTAATAACTGTTGATGGTATGTGGAAATCGGAAGCAGTAAATGCCCTTAATCCTGTGTCAATATCCTGTGTATTATCTTCGTATATCATTTATTTCTAGCTCCTTTTTTAACATTACAAATTCCATGTGATGGCCTAACATTTTCTAAAGTGTCTTGTCCTCCATTTGCTATTGCTATAAAATGATCAATATGAAGACTATACTCCCATCCATTTTTTCCAGGAGATCTGTTTGCTAACAAATTTATTGGAACATTACAGATATGACAGTTAGTTCCATACCTATTCAAAACTTCTAGTTCAGTATATTTTTCGCTATAGGATGCTCTTCTTTTAGCCTCAGACCTTCTTCCATTTTCAAGATTATTTTTTTTCCATTTTTTTGTAGATTCTTTTTGACTGTTTTTATATTTTAAATTTGTATTTTTTCTATAAAAATTTCTTAATGTATTCCACTTTTTACAGTTTTCACATTTACAGTTAAATTTTCTATTTGCAGAACTTGATTTATATTGAGGTTTTAAAATACAATAAATTGATTTTAAAGTTATTGGTATTTCATTAATATCTTTTGTTTGCATTTTTTATTTTCTTCATTTCGTCTTTATAGTTTCCAATATCAAAGGGATCTGGAACTAAGCCTAGGTTAAGCCTTTGTTGTTGATACTCATACTCTTCGTCATCAATTTTTCTGCGCCCTGCTAAAAATAATGGTTTACCATGATCAATTCCGTAAGATCTAACAACTCTAGTTAAGGCATCTATATTTGCCTTATTGCCTTTTTTAGAAGCAATAGATAAAAAATTACCTTCATCATCTCCAACCCAGCGGCCATCATGTGTTTCCCATACATAAATTCCCAAAATCGTATCCTCTACGATTTCTGAGCTTTTTAACTTGCCTAAATCCATTACCATAGATGTTTATTTTACCACCTTTGTGGGCTTAAGTCCAGCTTTTTGTCAGGCAATATGACAAAATTATACGTTTTGGATTACGAGCCAGTCATTATTATATGATTCAACGCCATCTTCTGTCATGGTTGTTGTCGAAGAATCTGTAATTGAGGAACTTTGTTTATTTATATATAGGTCATAATTGGCTGCCGCCTGTGTGGAATTAAATGCGGTCTGATATAGGGCTATATATTGATATAGGGCTGAGACTGACCCATTGACTGAATAGTTGAATCTAATATCGCCTGATACCGCCGAGCTAAATACCACTATGACATGGTGTAATTGATTTACCTTAAACACATTGGAAACATTTGTTTCTGAGGTTTTATTTACCCCATTTACATATATAGCTGAAATGTCTGTTTTAGACATTGTTCCTGAATTGCTCCAGCGTATTGACGAAGCTCCGTATCCGTTTATGGATGTGGTTGAAAGTAGCCCACTATCAGTTAAAGCGGCGGGGGTGTAGAAAAATTCTATGGCCTGAATTCCTTTTGTCGTAGTAATTTCAAATCCAGAATCAACTACTGTCCTTAGTCCATTTTTACCATTTCTTGAAAGGATATCATATGGGAGTTTGCCCAAAGTAATTCTATAGTCCGATATTCCAGAATCTTCTTCAAGTGTTGTCATATAGCTATTTCCATTATAAGAATACCTGGTTTGATTATTATAGAAAAGAATATCTAGGTTAAATAGCCTGGGGATATATCTTGTTGTATCTGTAGAAGTAAATATGATTCTCAAATATATTGTTCCTGCCGACGAAAAACTATTTAATGTATATCCTGGTATCTGTTGTCCATTTATACAATTGTTATATGTGGTTCCATCTGTACTTACTTGAACAGTAATTCCATTATCGCCATGCCATTCAATTTTAGATGAATCAAATGTGGCGGAAGAAGGAATAGAAATAAAATCATTTATAGTAATAGTACTTGATGCTGCAGAATCTGTTTGAGTAATTTCAAGACAATCTAAAGTTAGATTATGTGTCAATCCAGTTGTAACTAATTCATTCCATCCTTTGCTATAAGGATATTGAAATTTATATAGGGATGACATTTCGTCATCATACATTTCAAATAATTCTCCATTTGCTGGATCGGCTATTTGAATTGCTGGTAAAGGTTGTGCTTGTTTAAAATGATAAGACAATTGATTTTCTGATAGGCCGTATCTGTATACCGCCACACTATTTATCAAAAATGAATTTGATGCAGGCGTCGGCCCAGAAGCAAGGCTTAAAGATGTATTAGTAAATTTAAAGTTATTTAATGTTTTACTTGCAACCAATGCACCGTCTATAAAAATTTGGGCGGAATTAACAGAATACACAGCAGCTATATGATATGCCTTATTGGTAGATGGTAAAGTATATTCAACTGTTTCGGTATCTAATTTAAATAGTATATTTCCTTTTTGATAAAATATTCCTACATCCTCTGTTGAATCCGCCACTAAAGGTATTAAACTTGTTGAAGAAATTTGCGGGTAAAACCAAAACTCTATAGTAAAATCATTATCTGATGAAGAAGCTGTTGCAAATTTACTTGTTGTTGATACCGCCGTATAATCTTTATTTATTGTGTAGGAAACATAACTTGAATCTGTAATTTTTGTAGCTCTGCTACATCCTACAGATAAAGGGATTAAGTTAAGTTCTACTGATCCTGTATATGTTCCGTCATTTTCGCATCCAGAATAATCAAAGGCGGTAGAGCCAGAAGCCTCATCCAATGGATAATAGGCTATTGGATAATCGTACAGGATAGACGATTTATATGTCATAATTTTATGAGAACGATATAGTTCCAGTACCTGCTGTGAAGGTGGTTACTTTATTCCCGCCCACAGTTGATGTAGATGAAGTAAGACCTGCACCTACTGAAATTGTTCTGCCTAATGGATATTTAAGAATTACTATACCAGATCCTCCAGCGCCACCTGCGGGAGCAGAATCACCTGAACCACCGCCGCCGCCGCCAGTATTGGCAGTACCTGGGTTTCCATCTAAAGATGAATTTCCGCCAGCACCTCCGCCGCCAGAGCCGCCAGCAGAGCCATTATTACTCCAACCGCCGCCGCCGCCTCCTCCTGCATATGTAACAGATGAGCCAGTTATTGAACTAGATAAGCCATTTCCACCAACACCGCCTGTGGCATTACCTGCGCCTGCATATGTTCCGTTAGCACCATTTGCTCCAGCACCTCCTCCTCCGCCGCCTGAGCCAGCAGGGCTTCCGCCAGAGCCATTACCTCCATTTTTACCAGAACCATTACCAATGCCACCATTTGATACGGAGCCTGTACCTCCGCCGCCGCCGCCATTTCCATTTGTAGCTCTACCGTCTCTGCCATGTCCAGAACCAGCATTATATCCAGCACCTCCGCCTCCTCCGCCGCCTGAAGTAATACTGCTAAATATAGAGTCACCTCCGTCGTTACCTTGTCTTGCAAGTCCAGCTCCAGCTGAAGAACCCCCTCCGCCAATTTGAACGGTATACAAAGTAGAAGATGATAATGTTAATGTTCCAGCTCTAAAGCCACCAGCTCCTCCTCCTGCGCCGTGAGCAGATGAACCAGAACCGCCGCCGCCAACTACTAAATACTCAACTTCGTTAGAAAATGGAATAGCATTATTACTTGCTGCTGACGCAGCAGATGTTCCATTGGCATTTGTTGCAGTCGCTGTAAATGTATATGAAGTTCCATTTGTTAAACCTGTAAATGTATGAGTTGTGCTTGATGTATTAACTGTTGTTGTTGCTGGGCTTGAGGTAATTGTATATTGAGTTATTGCAGATCCACCTGTTGCACCTGGTGTAATTGTAATTGTAATTTGTGTATCTCCTGCTTCCGCCGTCAAAGTAGGGGCTTGTGGCACAGTAGTTGCAGTAACGCCTGCTGAAGCAGCTGAGGATAAAGATGTTCCAAAATTATTACGTGCTTGCAATGTATAAGTATACTGTTGTGAAGATTGAAGTCCTGTTACAATTATTGGACTAGATGATCCCGTAAATGTTGCTGGTGAAGTTGCTGGTGATGGGGTAACAATAAAATCATTGACTAACCCTCCGCCTTCACCATTTGAAAATGCTACAGATGCTTGACCATTATTGTATGCTCGTCCAGTAGGTTGATTTGTTGCAATAACAGATGTTGGAATTGCGGCAGGTGCAGATTTAGCCACCCAACCAGCAGAAGTATAAATTTCCTCAATACCCAACGTACCGTTGTTATATGTTGCTCCAATTTCTGGATTTGCTGGACGACTGGCGGTATTACCAAATGGTATTCCAGATATAGATGATTTTCTAATTGGCATTAGTCAAACCTCCATCCTACTGCCGCCCCTGTATATACAAATGTTGAGCTAGCTTGATTTACATCTATTATAGCATTATCTGCTACTCCATTAATATTGCTACCATTTCTGGCTATTGTTATGTTATTTGTTGCCGCCGTCCCAGATGCATCGTAAATTGTAATTGTGTCGCCTACAGAAGGTGAGGCGGGAAGAGTAAGAGTCCTAGCGGCAGTAGTATCTACAAAATAATTACGGCCAGCAGATAGAGTTCCATTTGCTGATTGGACTACATTAAAGGCGGAAGGAAGAGCAGCAGCAACACCTACTGTTTGCCATTCTGTTCCATCCCATACTTTAATTATTTTAGCCATTATAATGTCACCAAACCTGTTCCTGCTGTAAATTTATAAACTCTATATCCTGAACGTGTAGAAGTATCTACAGTATATGTAAGGCCAGCGCCAATTGATGCTAGTGCTGAATCTGAAATTGGGTA